ATTGATGTTGGGTTGTCTTCTATACGGATTTGGTGGCATATTATAATAAATATATCTGGCTTAAAGACAAAAGGGGAGTTTTTATTCCCCCCTTGTATCTTGTGTTTTTTTTATGATTGGAAAGTGAAACCACCAGTAGTGAATACTGCTGCGATGGTAGTAGTAACATCAACCTCACGGATAGATGTTGGTTCTCCACCAGTCATAGTAAGAGCGGTTGCTCCGTTCAAGTCGGTGTATGCCTGACCTGTATTCAATGAACCAGCAGTAACTAAACCACCATTATCCAAGAATACCAACCAGTATCTGTTGTTGTTATCTTCAATCAAAGCGTAGATTTCATTTTGTGATACCAAATCTACAAAGGTATCTCTTAATTGAGTATTAAGTTTCGGTAAGTTTACAACAATTTCAGGTTGGAAAGTAACAGATTGAGATGTAGTGTTTACACCCAAAGTTTCACTCAAAGAACCTGATTGTTTTGGTAATTCAAACTTGAACCAAGTACCTGTTCCACCGATTGCTGTAACCTGTGAACTTGTAACTGTGTATCCAGTGATTGTATTACCTGAACCACCCAATACCCACATGGTTTTGATACCACCTGTAGATGAGGTTCTGCAATCCAAAGTATAACCAGTACTAATATAACATGATGCCATAATTTTCTATTTTATATTTTTTGTTTTATTTTATTTGGTTATATCCTCCAATATCATTAACTTTGTATTAAGAAAGGAGGATATGAACCACAAGATTATTTACACAAGCAGAAAGACGCTACATCAAAGATACCTAAACCATATGTAACATGTGCATTGATTTTCACGATGTCCTCAAATGGGTCATAGATTGCTTTGATTGTCTGCATTTCAGCGTTCATACCAACCATGTAGTAAGAAGCAGGACCTGCGTAGTATGCGTTAACACCATCCAAACCTACAGTTGGGATTACTTTAACATTTGAACCAGGTAACATAAGTGCCCAATCTTCACCACTTGTAGAACCAGCAGTGTCCATTGTGAACAAGTTAACAAATGAGTTGTTTCTCATAGAAGCAACCAATCCTCTGTAGTTAGAGTATGATGTGAAAATCACCAAGTCATCCATGTGTAATACATTTGATGGGATGTTTTGGTAGATAGTTGTGAATACATCTAAACCATTAGAAGGAGTAGCAGCAGAATAAGCGATTTGAGTAGCACCATTACCTGATGTAATCAACTGACCAACACCTGCGAAACAAGCAGAACCATAAGTTCCACCAGTAGTAGTAGTGTTCTGCCAAAGTTGTTTTTCAACTTGGTTTGCAATTCTGTTAGAAATATCTGTTAAGATAACCTCTTCAAATGGAACTGATTCGTGAAAATTCGCATTTGATAAAGATTGAGACAAGTAAGTATCATACAATGAGTATGGACAAAGTGTCTGATTCAATTTTTTATTACATAAATCTACAGTTACTAATGATTGTGTAGTTGTACCTGATGGGTCAAAACCACAACTCAAATCCTGTAAATAAATATCGTTTGTTACAAAACCTACTTTTTCAGTAGTACCTTTCAAGTTTGCTCTAATTGAAGCATACTTTGGTAAGGTCAATCCCAAAATTGCTTTAATCAACATATCTGAACCATAACTGTTGTAAGTTGGTAATGCAGACAAGTCATAAGCAAATGATAATTTTTTCTTATTGTTTTCCATTGTTTTAATTTATTTTTTTAATTGATTTTTGATAAGGTTTAATCTGTAATCAGCAAATGATTCAGTGTAGGTCTTTTTTTCCTCTACTGACTTTCTTTCTGGTAATTTCTTAAATGTATCAAAATCTGTTTTTAATGAGTTTAACTCTGTCTTGAATTTTCCGTTCATAGAACCAACCAACTCAAGGAGGTTGTTTAATGATAATTTAATATCCTCAATGTCTTTTGAAAAATCAGCGTTCATCATTTCTGGTTTCATCATACCCTCAACATTTTCACGCTGAATGATTTTACCATCTAATACTTGAATTCTAATCTTATTCTCGTTTCCACTTGTATCTTTCAATACCACTTGGTGTTCCCCATCAGGTGCTGGTACTTTACTACCATCATCCTTAACTAAAAACACATCTTCACCTACATCAAAAGTACTTGATTCAAGGAGTTGTCCTTGAGCATCTCTTGCTTCAGTGTAGTTCATGTCTTTACTTGATTCTTGTTCAACCTCTGCATCTGTAGATTTGTCTTCTGATACAATAGCGATGATGGTAGATTCAGTATCAACTGAAATAACCAAACCATCTCTTGTAGTATGACTACCTTCAGGTGCTGGTGCAAGTGTGGATTCTTTGACTACATAAAGAGTTTGACCTACTTGAAAATCTTCTTCCATGTTGTTTGTAACCTCTGTGCTACCATCAACAAGAAAAGTAGACATGAAGGTCTCTTTCTTGAATTGTAATCCTAACATTTTACGGATATTATTGATTGCTGTTGTCGCATCCATAATCTTTTTAATCTGTTATTTGTTTAATAATGTTTATGATTTCATCTAATAAATACTCATCAGTTTTTTGGCGCGAAAAGTTCATTAAGAAATTACCCTCAACGCTAAACCCTTTAACTTTACCAGTCTTTATGTAGTTGTTCCAAATGTTGTCTCCTTCAGGTGTATCTAATACCTTAAATCCACCCATCCAAGTCCCATCAGGTATATCACCCCTGCTGAAACCTAATTGATATGCTTTATCTGATTCACCAGATACTAACCAACTTTCTACCATCACAACAGATTCAATCTTTTTATCAGTGTGTTCATAGTTAGTTTGGTCTAATCTTTTTTCAATCATATAAAGATTTTGTATTTTTTCTATAACAGATGGGGTGAACTTAACAAAGTATTTCTCATTTGTATCTTCATCCAATCTTGGTATAAGAATATTTGGTATCATCAATGGTGAGTATACCATTCTCTTTTCATCATCAACAGAGAACTCCTGTTTGGACATATTCTGTTGAGATATGATATAAGCCACCTCACTCTTTCTTTTTGTTTCTGGTGAGTAATAACCATTGTTTGGTAATTGTTTTGGTGGAATACCCGCAGTACCATCAGCCATGCCTTGGTCTGCTACAACATCCCCCTGAACCAAATACCTTCTCCAAGCATGAACACAATTCGGTCCACCCTTGTATAACCACTTTGAGTATGGTTGTCTTTCATGTCCAAACTCTGTATTTGTATCTCTTAATAAATCTATTTCTAATCTACGGAAATACCTGTTCTCAATAGAGGTGCAAAAATCTCTATCGGGGAAACCAGATAATACCCTTTCATACTTGAAATAGATTGTTGGGGTTTTGTGGTTTCTTCTTTTTATTTCGGCTTCTGTTGCCCCCCTCATAGAACCAACTACTGCTTCAAATTGTTCATAGTCAGTTTCCTTTAAGAATTGTAATAATTTAACAACCTCTTTTTCTTCTTCTGAATAATCTTCAACACTAAAGTTAAAGTCCTCTTTTGGGTGAACACTACAACCCATATACACAACATTTCCATCTTCATCTGTGTGAGTATGGTGTCCTGTACATCCGTGTTCTTCTTGTCCATAAAGTTCCGCTTCTTCAGGTGATGTAAACACTGGTTCTCCATCAATAAATCCAATCATTGTAAAACCTTGTTTCTTGTTGAATATTGCGTTTTCAGGTGTGTAAGTTGTAACAACTAATGGTTCAATAATTGCTTGCATCTCTTTTGATATGTAAGAACCTATTGTTTTGATGTGATTATCCATATAAGAAACATCATAAGTTTTACCTTGTATCTTTTCTATTTCGTGGATAATATCTTTATAATCATCAACCAATACCATTGCCTCTTTTAATTGTGATGGTGATGCTTCATTGTCTTTTATAACATCATCTTCAATCTTGAATATAGAATCAGCAACAACCGCTGCTGACCTAATCATACCGATTGTATCATCATCATTTGGATATGATATTAACTCCTTAAATGTTGCTTGTGCTCCAGGACATATTTGGAAATACTTTGTTCTATAACCATAAACATCAAGGTTGATTTCATTTTCAGCAAACTCATCCAAACAAGGACACATAAATTGAATACCAACTCTACCCAATGAGTTGATTACATCTTCATTATTATCATAGTGTTTAACTACCTTAAGGTCTTTAATCTTTTGTACTTTGGCTCTGTTTGAACCAGTTGCAAATACTTTACTATGGGGTATTCCAAGTTCATCAGCAAGTCCTAACATCCTTCTTTTATCTGCTCTTGCTGAAATGATGTAAACATCACTACCTGATTGTAATTCATATAAAGCAAGTCCCCTACCTCTTGGAGTGTTTAATGTATCATCATAGTCAAAACTAACAATTTGTCCTACAGCAAAATCTTCATCTGCTGTTGAATTACAGATTGCGTATGCTTGGTCTGGTTGTTTACCTTCATTTTTGATAAGATATTCAGTACATCTGTTAATGTAATCTTTTCTGTCTTCACCAGGGTTTCTTTTAACAAATAATACAGGTTCAACCAACATATCAGGATTAGAACAATCTACACCACCATTTCTTGCTGGGTCTTTACACTTTGTCTTATCACCCACAGGATAGTTGGCATAGTCAGGTAATGTTCCTGGTTCATATTCCATATTCTCCTTTTTCTTGGGGTGTTTTGTTGGTAATAAGTCATAATCAGAATCATACTTTGGATTTTCAGGTCTACCATTTTTAACCAAGTATAAGAACGCATTTACACGAGCAAGTGCCCATTGTTCTGCTGACTTAACCGCTGGTGAGTGTGAAACATTGTATGCTCCAACACCCCTTTGATAAACTGATTTTAACATACCAAGATTTACACCATAACCAAGTTTATCTTTATATCTATCATTGAAATCATCACTTTTGTTTTGTAATGTTTCTTCAACTCTTTTACTAACCTCTGCTCCCCTTGTTGTTGAAGCATCACCTTTGGCTGTACCTTCACCTTTTGGGTTCTTATTTGGTGTGTCTGACTTTGGTGCTTTTGGACTTTCTTTAATTCCACCTCTTTCACCTATTTCAGCCATCTTTTCTTCAAGGGTGTTGATTTTACTTTCCAACCATTTTTCTACTCTACCTGTTTCATCTAATCCCCAAGAATACCATGCGAGCAAACCACACCCGTCATCAAATGACTTTGATGATTGTAAGTCCTTCTTGTGTCTATCTGCGTATGCCTTCATACGCTTTATTGTTTCCAATGAAATAGGTTCACCCTTGGCAAGTTGGTTCAACCTTGCTTTACCAACAGGGGTCATACAACTACCATATCCATTTTCTTCAACCCACGATTTTGCTTCTTTGGCATTGTCGGTGATATATTGTGGATAATCTTTTATTGTATCAACAAATTGTTCCTTTGTGAAATAAATAAAGTTCTGTTCAATTGCTGGCATCTCTACCAACGCAATTTCAGTAACCTTTGTATCCCCTGTGATTGTTCCTTCTATATCAAGGTCTATAATTTTAATCATTGTCTATAAATAGTTTTAATTTATAAGGTGGCAAGTTCATTTAACCTTCTGTTAATTGCTTGTCCACTTGTTATTTCTGAATTTAATACATATGCTCTAATTGGTTCTTGATTAGCCTTGGCAATTGCCTGTATCAATCTTTCTTCCATCAATGAATTAGATGCATTGTTTAC